CGCTTTTTCGTCGCGCAGTCGGTATTTCATTCGATCAGTCCTTCCTCTTTCATGATGCGAACAGGCTTCAGATGGTGCTTCATGACATAGTGAAGCGCCTGGTCCATCTCTTTGTAGGAGAAGCCCTTGAATAGCTCGATAAGGTTCGGCAACAGGGCTTCGGCTTGCAGCAGGTTTTCTTTCGCGATCACGTGGTGTTCTTGCCAGATGCGCCAGGCGGCGTCGACCTGACGCCACGCCGGCTCAATCTCACGCCTGAACTCTTCGCCTTCTTCGAGGTCGTAGGACAGGCGATCCGCGAGAAGCAGAAGCCCAACGAGGTAAGCCCACGATTCGTGCGAAGGCTCCGTTCTGAAGGACTGCAAGTGAATGCGGTAGTCAAGCTCGATACTGGCGGCGGCGCGATCGCTGAGCCCCTTATTCGCCGAGATGTCGAGCATGTCGAGGTAACCGATGCGGTGCTTCTTCGGGTCGTACTTCTTCGTGCGCTTTTTCTTAGGCTTCATTCCTCGTCCTCCCACGGAGCATATCGGGCGGTCACATCCTCGCGTCCGAAGGCGTCCAATCGGCCGTTCCAAAAAATAGGAAGCCGCGACATCAAGCCGAACGGGAAAAAGTATTGGCCGTCGAAAACCGCGTACCCCTTGAAAATGGGCTTGCCGAAGTAGGGTTCCGGCGTGTCAGTGTCGCGGTCTTTTTCTTTGACTTCGAGCCGGAGCGGCACGTCGAGCGGCGGCGTCGTGTCCGGGAAGGTTTTCCATTGCGTCATTCCTTGTCCTCCTTACGGAAAGCCCCGCATGAGGCGGGGCATGAGTGGGTTACTGGCGCTTGAATCTGAAGCGAATGTCGCCGTTGTCTTCAACAGTCATGGACGTGCCAGCGATCTTTTTCAACGCTTCTGGATCAAACGTGGGCTTCTGTTCAACGGGCGCCGTATCAGCTTCTGGCTCGTCATCGGATTCCTCGTCTTGTTCAGTGTCGTCATAAGCAAACATAAGAGCGCAGATTTCGTTGCTTTCGATTTTGGCGCGCTCGATTGTGAGTGCGAAGTTGCAGACGGAATGGGCGATATTCTGGAGGACTTCCTTTTGTTCGCTTTTGTGGCTTTCGAAGGCGATCAAGAGAGCAGATTCGACGAGGAGAGAAGTGTCGATGTCGTCGATCTGGTTGTCATACTGATTGTTGATGTCGAACAGAGCGGACCGGATGATTTCATGGGAGGTTGCTTTTCTAAGCATGAGTTTCTCCTTGTAGAGATAGTGGGTTAATTGTTTTCGTGGATTTCGTCGTCAACGACCGGGGCTTCGAGATACTGCTCTGCAGCGGTGCCTTTCTCGATGAACTCGCCTTCGATGAAGTCCTGCTGCGTTACGGCCTCGCCACGGTCCGACTTCTCGTCGATCTCGACGGCACGGACGGCCTCGATGCTGACGGGGAGATACTTGAAGAGGCGACGAATGACGGTGTTGTGGGTTACCGCCATGTTGTCGCCGCAGAGGTAGGTTCTGGACGGACTATCAACAGCGATGCACTTCGTCGGGACGCTTTCGATTTTTTCGATGGACTTGATCCCAAGGTACGGATTGATCTTTCTGCCCTGATAGTTCGCGGCCTTTCGAGCTAGGTGGAACGGGTTGAAAGACGGCTTCCATTCAACTTGGTACGTAGGGAACTTCTTGGGGAAGCCGTGCTCGTACACGACAGCCATGAAGTCTCGTTTGTGCGGGCATTCTCCAAGAGAACACGCAAGCTCGAACACCGAGTCTCGGAGTTTTCGGTCCGACGAGCAGAAACTTGCTCGTCCACGTTCCTTATCGCAATGGCCGTCAGAATCAAGCAACCCAGCAAGTAATGCCTTACGCTGTTCAATCGAGCTTCTCATGTATGCGTCAGGAATATGCTTATTCAGAATGAGATTCATGCCGAGAAGTTTTGTTCTCATTCCGTCAGTAGCACCTACTGTGACGGCTTCGGATCGGCCATCTGAACGAATCGTCCCAACAGAAAATCCTGCGGCCTTGATTGCTTCCATGACGTGCGGAAGATCTTCTTTCGAACACGTGATCTGTGCGCCTCTGGCAGAACCATCGCCAAGCCAGTAGCCAAGGATGTACGGATCAAGCGGTAGATTGGCTTCCGGGAGAGCCAGTGCTCCTTGAACCGGGATCGTCACTGATAGCCCATCCTCTTTGGCTTCATACATCTCATTTACGGTCATTTCTCTGTACGGCTGTTTCCAGGCATTGCTGCCTCCCTTTCGTGCTAGCCAACGATGTTCATCGTCACAAACTACAGAGCTACCATTTGAGAACGTGACACGGAAGCAAGGAAGGTGCTTTACCTCAGATATGGCGGTAACGGTTGTCACCTTGCCATCCTTGTCGAAAACCCTGTCGCCCTTTTGTAGAGCCTCCATCGTTGTCCATCCGTCCGGCGTCGGGATGCGCGTGTCGAGAGCAAGCCCTTTCTTTGCCATCTCGTCCCAATGCGAGGCCCAGGGGCCAGAGGTGCCGGCTTTTGAGGTCTTGCGCACAGCTTCAATCTCGGCGCGAGACATAACCTCGAATTGAACCCCGCCGCCCTTGAGCTTCGCGACGGCATAGACGTGAGTGACCTTTCCTCGATCCGCAACCGATGCAGGGATGTGCTCGATGTCCGGATCTAGACCGAGCTTGTAGTTGAAGGTGTCCTGTTCGTGCACGCAGTATGCGGATAGGCTGACGATCTGACCGGATCGACGGGCGAGATCGATCATTCCTCGGTAGCCGATAATCAGCTGCGCGTTCGGGCGGCCTTGCTTGTCTTTGCCATTTCCGAAGGGCAGCAGATAGCAATGCCCGAGCGCGGAGCCTGGCTCAAGGCCCAGAGCTGCGCACTGGAGGACGGCGCCGTAAAAGCTCTCAGGGGCGCACTTCAGAAGAGCCGGTGCCTTGCGGCACTCAGTCATGACGATGCGCGTCAGGCGATCAGCAGTCATGCTCTTCGGAAGTGCCAGGGCCATCTGTGCCTGAAACTTTTTCGAGCGCACGACGTCGATGACGGTTGCGGCTTTGACCTGTTGCACGACGGCGGTCTGTTCGGCGGCAGGTGCGACCTGAGATTTGAGAACATCAGTTGTGGACATTGGTTTTCCTTTGTGTTAAGCGAGTCGAAGGATGCGGGTGGTGGAGGTCTGTACGAAGTCCCTGTACAGGTCCGGGTGTTCTTTCTTGAATGCAGTGGATGCGAAGCGGGAGCTGTTCTGCGCCTTGTAGGTCACGGCCTTCTCGCCGCCAATGAGTAGTCCTGACTTCTCGCCGATGGCTAAAATCACGCGGTTTGCGACGGCCTTTTCCTGGTCTTGGAGCTCCTTGATGCGCTCTCTGATCGTGCGCAACTCGCCAATGTCGGCCGCTTCATCGTTGCTGGCTTCTTTCAGCTCGCCGTTGTCTCGGGAATAGAGCTTCTTGATGTCGTCGACGTTGATGGGGTCAGGGGCGACGTCAGCAAGGACCTTCTCGAACCAGAAGGTGCGGCACTTTTCGACGATGGCTTTGATCACGTCCTCATCGCGCTGCACTTCGTACATTCGGAAGTCCTGACCGCCGATGAGAACAGCGACATAGAACTTCTTGATGCCCGTCACCGCCATGTACCACTGAATCTGCGTTTCGTAGTAGAGCGGAATCTGGTGCTCGGTGACGACCTTGCCGGACACGATCTCATCTTCCTGCGAAGGTCCCCACTTGTCAGCCATGAAGGCGTTGGCGGTCTTGCACTCGAGGCCGACGTCCGTCGAAAGCATGAGGCCGGTTTCGGCTGCCTTCGCGGGCTTGTTGACGCGGACCGTTTTGGCAATCTGTTCGTTGACGATCGCTCGGTCGATGTTGCCGCGCATCCACCCGTCTTCGCCGGTCGAAAGAAGGAAGTTCACGCGCTGAATCTTCATGCCGGTGCGCTTGCTGAACTCTTTCGCGACAACGTCCTCTAGAGTCGTTCCCCAGTAGGCCGCTTCGCCTGCCGGGGAGCCTTTGGTCTTGCCGGTCTTTTCTTCCCACAAGCTCAGCGGCGTCTTGTAAGGGTTGAGGCCGAGGACGGTTGCAACGTCTGAACCGCCGATGCCCTTGCTGCGCTCTTGCAGCCAGTCATCGCGTGCCATCTCCGCAGTCTTGATTGCTGTCATCTAAAAACTCCTTGAATGAGTGCTCCGGCACTAACCGCAAGCGCTCCTACGAGAACAACGACCTTCCAGATCAACGATGGTTGTTCACATGAAAAAGGCTCGACGTTCTGCCGAGCCTGCTTTGCTTTCTTCCGCTGTTCGAGCGGTCGCTTTGGTGTCTTGCGTTTCATGTCGAAGTCGGGTGGTATGTGTTCGATTGTCTTTACGGGGTCGGAGTAGCTCATTTGGTTGCCTTGAAGATGCCTTTTTGGAAGGCTTCGTAGACCGCCTCGGCAGCCGTTCTCGCGCCGAGTGTTCGCAACGCTTCTTCGTGGTGGGACTTGACGGTGGTTGTCGCAATGCCCATGACTTCGGCGATTTCTCGACGCCTTAGCCCTTTTGCGACGAGCGTGAGGTACTCGACTTCACGGGGTCTCAGGGTTTTTCGAAATTCCGCTTTCATTGGCGTTTTCCTCAGTCAAAAAACCAGTGGTAGAGGGTTGCGGCCGCCATGGCCGGCAAGATCACCAGGCCGAAAAAACCGAGTAGGCCTTCGAGGCCCTCGATGAGGGAGCCAACGAAGCCGGGGCGATGAGGCTCAGTGCCGTCGGTGCCGAGATACGTGCGACGTGCGAGACCGTCAAGGTAGGAGATAAAGCGCTTCATGACGCCTCCAAAAAAAGAAAAGACATTCAGACGCCCTCGCTCGGAAGAACTGCCGGCTCGTGATGGCACGGGCAAGGGCGCGTGAATGTCTTTTGGGTTTGTGGTGGGTGAGGGAGCCGGGGTGAACGCAAAAGCCTCTCGTCTGCAGATGCCCCGGCTTTGGGATTCGTCGGAGTGTCGCGGCACAGTGCGACAGGAACGAACCGGCTCATATCTGCGTCAAGCCGTTTGCCCTCGAAGTCGTTACGGAAGTTCGTCCATGACGCACTGGACGTTGCAGGCGACCTGCTCGTACTTCTCCGCTGCAGGGCAGTGGATGACGGTCGGCTCGGTCTTCATGTAGAAGTGGAGGTCTGCAGCGTTCTTGATGCTCACGAGAGCGAACTCATGCACGTCGTTTTCATTGCAGGTCTCGCGGCCTTGTGCGCGGAGGTGGTGCGCCAGTCGGGCGTCGAAGTCGCTGCGCTTCATTCTTCGTCCTCCTCGTCGTCATCGTTGAGCAAACCAGTCAGAAGGGTGTCGGCGGAGTCGAACGCACCGATGTACGCGTCGTCGTCGCCCCGGATGTAGGCCTTAGCGGCCTCATCCATGAAGTCTTTGATGTACTCGAGGTAGTCGAGCTTGTCCTTGTCCGTCATTGTGTTCTCCTGATAAGCCGTCCCGCGTGTCGCTCTTTGCGGGTGCCCGCGAGACGGCTGTGATCTTTATGAAAGTCCATCCAAGCGCTCTCGCGCCAGTCCCCTACGCATTGAACACATGCGCAAGAACGCTTGAATCGACTTTCTGCTGTGCACGGTCCCGCGTTTTCCGCAGGCAACCGCTCGGGTCTTCGTGACCTCTGCCTCTCTCGGCTGCATCAGCTACGTCCGCCGCTCCGTGCTTCTCAACACCTGCCACCACGCGTCCGCTTGTTCGCCCGTCGGGTTCAATGGACCTGGCGGGTATGTCTTGCCCTAACTGAAGTTCACAAAACGCTAACTCCGAATTAGTAACCAGATACTAACCGAGGTTAGCAAAGCAGACAAGTCAAAACTAACCGGAGTTTGTTGTTCTATTGACTTATGTCAACTTCGGTGGAGAAAAACAGTAACGTAGGTAAACAAAAAAAGCCCGGCATAACCGGGCTTGTGTGATGTGGGAGATTTGTCAGAGTTCTCGTGAGGCGTGGAGAGCGCGGCCGAAGATTTGGATGCGGTCGCATTCTTCCTTGACGTAGCGCTCGGGCGGGTAGGCGGGATTGTCCGACGAGACGAGCAGACCGTCTTTGATCTTCCTCAGGCGCTTTACTTTATATGCGCCGTCGATTGCCAGCACGTAGATCTGGCCGTCGATGACGGGGACGGCTGCGGGTCGGCTGTCGACCTCTTCTGCCCACAGGATCTTGTCGCCGCGCGAGAGGGTCGGCTCCATAGAGTCGCCGATCACCTCGGCTACCTTGCAGACAGATGGACTCACATGCTTCGCGATGAAGAATGATTCCGGGAACCACATTGGTTCAGATTCTGTGACTTCTTCCCAGTCGGGATTGTGTCCGTCTCCGGCGGAGAGAACAAGTTTGTACACGGGAATGATGACTACTCCTGGCGGGGTCTTTTCTTCTTTAGGCAAGCAAGAGCGCACCGGCTGGCGATTTTCTTTTTCGCCTTCGCCGGTCGCAAGCCATACGTGTGACACGTTGAAGAATTTCGCCGCCTGCATGAGGTTTTGCGGCGAAATCACTCCCTGATAACACCACTTGGCAACAGCCGCAGAGGATACATCACAGAACCGCGCCAATGCGGCCTGCGTCAGCCCTGCGTCTCGATTGAGCAAAGAGCGCAAGCGTTCAGCAATTTCAGCAGGTTTAGAGCGGTCCATGCTGGCCTCCTTTCTACCTAACAAAGGTTAGCACAATAAGAAGTTAGCGGAACTAACCTTAAAATACTAACTTGTGTTAGTATTGGTTGTGAATTTTTAACCCATTGCTAACGCAAGGAAGTAACGAATGAGTGAATGCAACCAGCGGAAGAATCCAAAGCGTCTTTCGCAAGCTACTACATCGCGCGTTATCGATGCGCTGGGTGGCACGAACGCGGTTAGCCGCATGACGGATGTTTCTACAGCTGCAGTGACCATGTGGCGCAAGCGTGGGATGCCGAAGGCGCGTGTCGTTTTTCTCAGGGAGGTTTATAAGCATCTCCCCGTCATGCGCCTCAAAGAGGTTCGTGAACTTTAAGGGGACGCGATGAGCTACGCCGCAGAAAGATGGGCGCGTAGTCAGAAGGTTGGCAATGCTTCGGCGAAGTTCGTGCTGATTGAACTGGCGAACGCGCTCAACAAGGATGACGTTGAGTGCTATCCAGGCATCGACACGCTTGAGGAATCTACCGAACTGAATCGTAAGACGGTGCTTGCCGCGACGAAGCTGCTTGAGGAAAAGGGCTTCATCAAAAAGCGCCGCGCATGCGAAAAAGGGAAACAGCGAATCTATTACTCGTTCCCGGCGTTCAATCCCGCTGACTGGGAGTTCAAAAAGGAAAGTACCGAAAACGGAACTTTGCAAAGTCCCAAATCAGGAACTTACGTCGAGCAAAGTCCCAAAAACGGAACTTTAGAAAGTCCCAAAAACGGAACTTTAGAAAGTCCCAAAAACGGTACTCAGCAAAGTACCGAAAACGGGGTTTTGCAAAGTCCCAAAAACGGGCCTGTAACAGGTAATAAGAACAGGGAAATAGAACACGTAATAGAAACACATGAGGACGCCGCGTCGGGAAGCACGCCGCCAAAAGCCAGAGCCAAGAAAGGCGAAGCCTGGAAAAAGTGGATCAAGGTCGAAAAACCGGACGAAGTTCCTGATGACCTCTGGAAGCAATTCGGAGAGATTCGCGCCCTGAAAAAGCGGGCTTTGACTGAAAGTGCGCTTGAGCTTCTTCGATCCGAAGGGGAGAAGGCTCACATGACGCTGCTTCAGGTCATCGAGCATTGTTGCGCCAATGCCTGGGCAGGCTTCAGAGCCTCTTGGTTGACGAGGGCGAATGGTAGCAACTACCGCAAGCCTCAGAACGTCACCCAGACGGCTGAATACCGAGAGCGACTTCAGGCCTGCTGCCGAGGTGAAGGCAGAACCGAAAAACTCGCTGACGACGGCGTAACGATCATCGTGGATTGAGGAAAACAACATGAAAAAAGCAGAAGGCTTGGTCGGCCTGTTGGGCTTTGCCGAGGGTGAGGAGGAGCGGGAATGCCCCGTGCACGGGCGATATATCTCTCACCTGACCTACCTGAAGGGAGAGCTCAAGAACGCGAGCGGATGTCCGAAGTGCCGAGCGATCCAGTTGCAAAAGCAGCGGGAAGCTGAAGAGCGCGAGCGCAGGGAACGCGAAGAGCTTGAAAAGCGCCGCGCGTATGAGCAGACGCTGGACCGAACGGCCATCCCGACCAAGTACCGATCCAGAACGCTTGCATCCTTCAGAACCGATGGGAACGACCAGAAAGCGAAGGTGCTCAAGATCGCCGAGTCCTACATCACAAAGTTCGACGCGCTTCGCCAGTCCGGCATAGGGATGGTTTTCATCGGCGAATGCGGGACCGGCAAGACCCATCTGGCGTGTGCGGTGCTTCAGGAACTCTTGAGCAAGTGTGCCGGCATCTACACGACGGCGCATGAGATGGGGCAGACGGTTGCTGACTCCTGGGGATGCCGAGAGCCGGGAAAGACGACCGCAGACGTGAAAAGAGCCTACAAAACCTGTCCGCTGCTTGTCGTCGATGAGGTCGCAAAGGAAGACGCGAAGCCGATCACAAAGGAAGTTCTCTCAGAGGTCTTGTACGCCCGCTACGACACGCAGCTTCCGACCATCTGGATCACCAACGCCGACATGGCTCTCTTGAAGACCGCGATAGGAGAGCAGGAGTACGACCGGCTCAAAGAAACATGCAAGTTCATCCGGTTCTCGTGGCCGAGCATGCGGAAGAACGACATCGATTTTTAACAAAGGAGAGGTCATGACAGACCAGAAATCAAATGAGCGAGACGGGCAACCGGAAGCAGTCCAGTCGCCCGAAATCACAACGGATTTCAGTTCTCTTGAGCTGGAGACGCTAGATACCGCCGAAGAAGAAGGAAAACGTCTTATTCGTCATTACGTGCAACGCGCGAAACAGCTTCATCGAGAACATCTTCGTCGCTGGGGCAGACCTGATCAAGCCAAGCAAGAACTGCCTCAAGGCGTGAAACGTTGATCGAAACCAAAGACTGGACTTCTTCTGTGCCTGTGTCGCCCGTTGCGGAAATGTCGATCGGTTCGAGTTTCACCGCACCTGCAGCGCACATGGCGAGTAAGGCTGTTTTGGGGTCGAGTTTAGTAACAGGCATTTGTTTAAACCTCCGTGGGTTGGTTGATGGACGTGTTGGGGAACACAGCCTCAATCATCTCACGGGGGACCTAAAAAGGAGGAGTCATGAAAGAAAGTGACGAATACCGCCTCGGACGATCTGCCGCACAACGCGGTGAGCCGATGGCGAAGTACCAGGGCTTGACAGCTCGAATGAGTCCGAAGAAGAGAGCTGCCTTCGTGCAAGGCTACTTCGATGGGCAAAAACAAAAGGAATTCACATCAAAGAAATCAAAGTGAGCTGGCAACTTGAGACGGCCTCCGGGGAACCCGTGACGGTCTATCTCTGCCAAAGAACTGGAGAAGGTTTCTCCAGCCCACTCTTTCGACCAAATGGCGAGATGTTCGTCGGGATCGAGACTGACTCCGGATTCTGGGTGGCTGAGGCGCCCGTGGACGACACCGAAGTCGAGGAACTCAAAGAGATGGCCGTCCGTCAGCTCTGCGAAACATGAACAAAAGGAATGACAGCAATGAATTTCACAATCGAAGGACTCCCCAAGGGGAAAGGGAGGCCGCGCTTCACTCGCAGCGGCCACACGTACACGCCGGACACGACGCGAAAGTATGAAGCGCTCGTGACGGCCAGGGCAAAGGAGGCAATGATCGGCAAGAGAAAGATCGAAAAGCCGAACGCGGTCCGGGTAGACATCCTCGCCATCTTCCCTGTGCCCTCGTCATGGTCCAAGAAACGCCGCACAGCGGCTCTGCAAGGTGTCGAGCATCACGTCTCAAAGCCGGACCTTGACAACGTACAGAAGGCGATTCTTGACGGCATGAACGGGATCGTTTTTGAGGACGACTCGCAGGTGATCGACAGCCGGACCAGAAAGGCATACGGACCCGAGCCGGGTGTAAAAGTTTTTATTGACGAGGTGAAGCATGGATGATGCAGACCGAGCCGCTAGAAGCGATGAGTGGATCATGCGCGCGGCAATTGAAGAGAGAAGGCCAGAAGGACCGAGCCCGGTTCTCGTGAGCCTTTGTTTGAACTGCGGAAAGGTGATTGAGAGAGTGCCCGCATCCGCGAATGGAGTGAAAAACGTTCGACGCTGGTGTTGTGCCGCCTGTCGTGATGAATGGGAAGAGGAACATGAACGCTGAAGAAAAGATTCTCGAAGATCGCCTGCTCAACTGGGGGCGTTGGAACCAAGACCCGAAGCGGCAGGGACGATCTCCGCTGTGTGCATTCATGGAAGCCGTGCCGGACGACGATAAGGACAACGACGTGCCTGTTGAACGGCATGACGGGCCGCCTCCGGTCGATGTCAGTGATGCACTGCTTGTGCAGAGAGCGTGGGAACGACTCCCGGTTGCACCAGAGCGCTACAGAAAGGCGAAGATGGTTGTCGGGGTTGCATACGCCTTCCATGTGCCATTCATGGACCTGAAGCGCATCCTGAGGAAGTATCATCGCATCAATCTTCACGAGCGGGAGTTTGATGGACTGGTAGAGATGGGCAGGAAGATGATTCGAAACAATCTGCTCAAACTCGAAGGAATGCCGCCTAAATGAGTTATACTAAAAGGACAATTTGAAGCTGTGTGATCAGCGGGGCCGTTTTCTGGGATAGGTGTATCTTCAGAAAACGGCATGCCTTTTTGCGTAGGCGGGTTCGAAACCCAGATGTAAGCCTGTAGGAGTGATCCTGCGGGCTTTTTTCGTTTACAACACCGCGCAAGCCTAGCCGGGGACGGAATGTCCCCAGGAAGCTCACTCCGCGCGGTTACCTTTTTGCTACCTTAGGGCAGTTTGCTCCGAGGTCGGGGCGGGGAGAAATCCTCGCCCTCTCTAATTCCTTGGGTTACCTATGAAGAAAGCTATTGTGGCGGCCATTGCGGTCGCCTTTTTCATTTCTACTGCAGCGGAAGCACGAGGTGGTCGTGGGTTCAGCGGCGGTCGTTCCTTCTCCCGTCCTGCTCCTACGAAGAGCTATGCACCGAAGCGCACGACAGTCGTGAAGAAGAACACGACCGTCATCAACCAGACTGTGAATCAATCTGCTCCTGCCTCTTCCGGCGGTGGCTTCTGGAGTTCTCTCTTCGGTGCGACCGCAGGATCGATGGCCGGCAACGCTATCTACGATGCTGTGACTGATGACAAGAGCCAGACGCCTGTGCAGGCTCAACCTCAGCCTCAGCCCGCTCAATAACAAAGATTCCCAATAAAACGAAAGCCGCAGGAGCTACCAACTCTTGCGGCTTTCTCGTTCTACAACCTGAAGTAGAGGTCGTATGACTAGAAAGATTGTACACAAGCCCGGCCAGATCGTTGGATTGTTTGAGATCGTTGCATCAGCGGGATCAACGCCGCGTGGCGATTCCATGTGGAAGCTCAGGTGCACCAACTGCGGCGCAGAGATCGTTCGACGTGGCACGTCCATTCGTACAGCTCTGAAGAACGGCGGACGATGGATCAACTGTGAATGCGGTGGGGCGGCGAGGCAGGATATATCCCGCTCCTTTGCTGAAGCAGCCCAGAAGGATGTGATGGCTCAACAGCGTGAAGCTGAACGCCAGGCAAGACTCAGGAAGGATAACCGCCTTCTGTACTTCATCTGGGGAACTATGAAGGAGCGCTGCTACAACGCATCAAACAAGAAGTTCAAGTACTACGGTGCACGTGGCATCTTCGTTTGCGATGAATGGCGCGATGACTTCGAGGCCTTCTGCACCTGGTCTCTCAAGCATGGTTATTGTCGAGGGCTCACCATTGATCGTATTGACAACGACCGCGAGTACAGCCCAGACAACTGCAGGTGGACGACTTACGCAGTGCAGAACAGCAATCAACGGCGAGGAAAGCGCGGGCCATACAAGCCGCGCAAGCATGCACGGGTCCTTCCGGGGGATTGAGACCCTTGCGGGCGGTTCCGACCCCGAAAACGGTCTAGATGCAATTTTCAAAAGGGTGTTCATGAACATTTCACTTTACGCTTTTCGTGAACGGTTTACGCTTGCCGGTGCCTGCCGGTATTGAAGCGAAAGCGCGAACGCGTGAAGATGGAAGTACCAAACAAAATGAGGTGTTGGCATGGCGAACGATGGCGTCAGCATGCGAGAGTTTGCGCGCCAGGTCGGACGTAGTGCCGCATACGTAAGCGGGAAGTGCAAGACTGGCGAGCTGCCTCTCGTCGACGGAAAGATTCCGTTGAAAGAAGGTATTAAAGCCTTCAAGGCTCTGGTCAAGTCTGAAGAACAAAAAAAGGCGAGCCGCCGCACGTCGAGAAAGACTGCGGACGTGTTCATGGGCGACGACGATGACGACAAGCAGATCGCTTCTGCGATGAATCTCAATGAGGCGTTCAACAAGGCGCGCGTCGCCAAAGAGGTCGCAACCGCAAAAATCAAGGACCTCGAATACAAGAAGCTCAAGGGCGAGTACGTAGCGGTTGCCGATGTTGAGGCGGACGCGAGAGAGGCGGCAGCAATGCTCCGAAACTTCGCGATCTCCGCGCCGACACGTTATTCCGCGCTGCTTGAAAATCGGACGCAGCGCGAAGCTGAAGAAGTCCTTGAAGACATCTTCCGCGACCTTCTGAAAACAATCAACGACTCGCGCTTCGCAAAGGAGTGATGACATGGGCATTTGGGCCAAGGCGTGGGCGCAAGCCTGTCGCCCGATCTCTCGTTTGACTGGGAGCCAGTGGGCCGACAAGTTCCGCGTTGTTGCGTCTGGTACTTCTCCAGAAGCTGGCTCTTGGCGCACAAGTCGAACTCCCTACCTACAGGAGCCGATGGATTCAGCAACGGATCGACGCACGGAAATCGTCGTCATGTGTTGCTCGTCTCAGCTCGGCAAGTCGGAGATGCTCCTGAACATCATGGGCTACTACGCCGATCAGGAGCCCGCGCCTCAGCTTATGCTACAGCCGACCGTTGAAATGGCCGAGGCGTTCTCGAAGGAGCGCATCGAGCCCATGTTCCAGAACTCTCCAGGCTTGCAAGGCAAGCTCGAAGAAGGAAAGGACGGTCGCGGTTCCGCGAAAAAGTCAAGCACGACAATTCGCATGAAGCACTTCCCCGGTGGCTACCTTGCCCTTGTCGGTGCGAACTCGCCGGCGGGGCTTGCGTCCCGTCCGATTCGCGTCCTGCTTTGTGACGAAGTGGACCGCTACGGCGTGACGAAAGAAGGGGACCCTCTGAAGCTTGCCATTCAGCGAACTCAGAACTTCGGAAACCGAAAGATCATTCTTGTCAGCACGCCGACCATCAAAGGCGCGTCGAAGATTGACGACTGGTACGAACGAAGTGATCAACGTCGCTTCTTTGTCAAGTGCCCGCATTGCGGTGAGGAACACATTCTGCAATGGGCAAACGTGACCTGGCAGAAAGACGACGAAGGGAATGCGCTGCCGATGACAGCAAGCATGCATTGTCCAGAGTGCGGTTGCATCACGAGAGGCGCTTACAAGCCCGACCCGAAGCTACTGCAGAGCGGTCGTTGGATTGCAACGAACCCCGGAAGCAAGATCAAGGGCTATCACGTCAACGCGCTCTATTCGCCTTGGGTCAATTTGCACGATCTGGTGGAGGAGTTCGTTTCGGTGAACCACAACCGCGACAAACACGGCCTCATGGAGTTCGTGAATTTGAAGCTCGGCGAGGCCTGGGAGGAAATCAACCCTGACGCCGACAACTGGGAGCAACTGTTCAACCGGCGCGAAAGCTATCCGCCAAACGGCGTCCTCCCGGAAGGCGTCTTGCTACTGACCGCTGGCATCGACGTTCAGCACGACCGTCTCGAATGCACGGTCTATGGATGGGGCGTCGGGCGGGAGTGTTGGGGCATTGAACATCGAGTGCTTTATGGCCGCCCGGACGATCCGCGAACATGGCAGCAGCTTGATGCAATCCTGCAGCGGCAGTATTCGATGCAAAACGGCGTCCATGTTTCGGTCGCTTGCGCCTGCGTTGACTCTGGTGACGGTACCTACACAACGAACGTCTACCAGTACACGAAAGCCCGAGAACGAATGCGCGTTTTCGCGATCAAGGGGCGAGGCGGCATCGGTGTCCCGTTCATCAACACGCCGACGAAGAGCAACGCGATGAAGGCAACGCTCTTCACGCTCGGTGTTGACAGCGGAAAGTCGCTTGTCATGAACAGGCTTTCCGTGCAGGAACCTGGTCCGAACTTCGCGCACTATGCGGCGCAGGAGGACAGGGGCTTTTCTGAAAACTTCTTCAAGCAGTTGACCGCTGAGGTGCTTGAAAAACACTTTGAAAAAGGCGTCGTGAAAATGGCGTGGAAGAAAATCCGCGAACGCAACGAGGCCCTTGACTGCGCGGTCTACGCGACTGCCGCACTCGAATTGCTGAACCCGAACTTCGAGTTCCTTGCCGACTTCTACCAGAACGGCGGGGCACTCAGACAGCAGACCGCTCCCCGCAAGCCGCGAGGGACGCTGTCGAAGGGAATAACCGTGTAAGGAGTTGCAAGTCTAGTGCGACAAGAGAAAACGCAGATCGAATACGTTAGCGTTGACAATCTGAAGGCGTACGAGCGAAATGCTCGAACGCACAGCGACGAGCAGGTACAGCAAGTCGCAGAATCGATCAAAGAGTTTGGGTTCACAAATCCCGTTTTGATCGACGAAAACAACGAGCTCATTGCAGGCCACGGTCGAACAATGGCCGCGAAGTCGATCGGCATGAAGGAAGTGCCGGCGATTCGCCTGAAGGGGCTCACAGCTGCGCAGAAGAAAGCGCTGCGCATTGCCGACAATCAGTTGGCACTGAACGCCGGATGGGATGAGGAGCTTCTCCGCATCGAGCTCGGTGAACTTCAGGAACTTGACTTCAACCTCGATGTCATGGGCTTCTCTGACGAAGAGCTCGACCTTCTGCTTGATGGGACCGGCTCGATTGATGACGACGAGGAGCACGGGAAAGACGCTGAGGAAATCGCGGAACCGTCAGAAGACCCGGTTGTCAAGCCTGGCGAACTTTGGCTCCTTGGGGACCATCAGCTGTTGTGCGGAGATTCAACACGCATCGATGATCTTGTTCGCTTGTGCGAAGAAGGCAGCGTCGATCTGTATTTGACCGACCCGCCTTACAACGTGGCCTACGAAGGCGCGACGAAAGACAAGCTGACGATTCAGAACGACAACATGTCGGACGAGAACTTCCGAAAGTTCTTGATTGATGCCTTCTCTACTGCTGATTTTGCCATGAAGCCAGGAGCGTCTTTCTACATCTGGCACGCGGACGCTGAAGGCTACAACTTCCGAGGCGCGTGCCGAGACAACGCGTGGAAGGTGCGCCAGTGCCTTGTGTGGAACAAAAACTCTCTTGTTCTTGGTCGTTCTGACTACCAGTGGAAGCATGAGCCGTGCTTGTACGGCTGGAAGGAAGGCGCGGGGCATGCCTGGTACTCGGACCGTAAACAAACGACGGTTCTCGACTTCGATAAGCCGTTGAGGAACGGGGATCACCCGACGATGAAGCCGGTTGATTTGTTTGAGTATCAGATCGGCAATTCCACAAAGAAGGGCGACGTCGTTCTCGACAGCTTTGCCGGCTCTGGCACGACCGTCATTGCTTGCGAGAACACAGGTCGTAAGGCTCGGGCGATGGAGCTCGATCCACGTTACTGCGACGTCATCATCAAGCGATGGCAGGACTTGACGGGAGAGGACGCGGTTCGTGAAGACGGCGTGACGTTCAACGACTGCAAGTAATCACAAACAAAGGAGGCATCGAAATGTCTTGGATCACCATAGACGAGGCCCGCGCGAATCTGAAGATGTGGCTCGATGCCGAACGCGCGGTCGCCTCTGGCCAGTCGTACAAGATCGGCACCCGCAGTCTGACGAGAGCCTCGCTTTCGGACATCGCGGCTCGCATCAAATACTGGCGCAACGAAATCGACAAGCTCGAAAACGGCCGTAAGGGGGCGCGTGTGATGCGTGCCGTTCCTCGCGACCTTTGAAAATCAGTTTCCCTGCGGCTAGGAGTTGATTAGCTACCAACTCCGAAAAGGCGCGACCTTGGCACCCTGCCATGCAGGGCGTTCCCAGGGTTGACCTTGAAGGAGAGGTTATGCGTATGGATTTGACTGGCCTTGTTTTTGGCCGATGGACAGTCTTGGGCGAGGCAGGGAAAGACGCTCGAAATCATAAAAAGTGGCTTTGCCGGTGCGAGTGTGGCGTCGAACGCGCCGTTCTTGGGCACGACCTGAAAAAAGGGAAATCGCAAAGCTGTGGTTGTCTTAGCGTCCAGAAGACGATTGAGAGAAGCACCAAACACGGAGGATGCGGTTCGCGTCTTTACGTTGTATGGGCGGACATGATTCAACGATGCGTAAATCCCAATCGTCCTGACTTTAAGTACTACGGCGGAAAAGGGGTTTCTGTTTGTCCGGAGTGGCGAGACTATGCGTCGTTTGCAGAATGGGCTCAGCGCTCCGGCTACCGAGAAGATTTGACGATCGACCGCATCGATGTCGATGGCGACTATGAGCCGTCGAATTGCCGCTGGGCGACGTGGATGGTTCAACAGCAAAATCGCACGAATGTCCATGATATCGACGGCCTATGTTTGGCGGCGTACTCAAGGTTGCACGGCATCAACTACGGCACGCTGTTGAGCAGGTTGCACAAAGGGCAACGCTTAGACGCGCCGATCAGAGAGGGGCGAATGTGAAATGAATCTACTAGAAAAAACAATCGCTTTTTTTAGTCCAGAAGCGGCTTTGAAGCGAGAGTATGGACGAAAGCGCTTGGAACAAATGTCTGGACCTCAAAATTCTGGATACGGTCGCCATGGAGCGTCATACGCGAAAAAATCACTTATAGGTTGGCTTTCGGCAGGCCAAGACGCTGACGCTGACATTGTTGATCAGTTGTCCACGCTTCGCAATCGCTCGCGCGACCTCTATATGGGTTCGCCTCTTGCAACTGGTGCGCTCAAGACCGTTCGAACGAACGTCGTTGGGTCCGGGCTTGCGCTGAATGCCCAGATCGATGCGAAGTTCCTCGGCCTTACCGAGGAGCAGGCGAAAGAGTGGGAAGAAAACACCGAACGTGAATGGCGGCTTTGGTCTGAAAGCGTGAACTGCGATGCGGAAAGACGGCAGACGTTCTTTCAGCTTCAGTCCTTGGTGCTCCTTTCTGCGTTGATGAGTGGCGACGTCTTTGTGACGATGCCGATCATCCCGCGCAAGGGCTGCGCCTACGACCTGCGAATTGGCCTCATCGAAGCCGACCGGGTGTGCGATCCGCAGAACCCTCCGACGACAGCAAATGTCCTCGGCGGCATCGAAGTCGGAACTTACGGGGAGACCGTTGCCTACTGGGTGGCGAAACGCCATCCGGGCGCAATTCCTCGCATCGGTCAAGACCTGCAGCAGGAGTGGAAGCGCGTGCTGGCTTTCGGTACGACGACCGGGCGACGCAACGTCTTGCACATCATGGCGGACGTTGAACGCCCCGCACAGCGCCGAGGCGTGCCGATGCTTGCTCCTGTCATCGAGGCCTTGAAGCAACTTTCCAGGTATTCAGAGGCCGAGCTGATGGCGGCGGTCGTGTCCGGAATGTTCACGGTCTTCGTCAAGAGCAACACTCCCGATTCTCCGCTCGGACAGGCTTTCAATCCTGCGATGCAAGTCGACAAGGACCCGAATGCCTATGAGATGGGGAACGGGTCGATTGTCGCCCTCGATGAGGGTGAAGAGGTTCAGATTGCGGACCCGAGTCGACCGAATCCAAACTTCGATCCTTTCGTGATCGCTATTTGTCGTCAGATCGGGGCGGCACTCGAGATTCCTTACGAGCTTCTCGTGAAGAACTTCACAGCGTCCTACAGCGCGTCGAGGGCTTCTCTCTTGGAGGCTTGGAAGATGTTCCGCATGCGTCGCGAATGGCTTGTGGGGAACTTCTGTCAGCCGATTTATGAGGAATGGTTGACCGAAGCAGTTCTGAAAGGTCGTGTGCAAGCGCCCGGCTTTTTTGATGACCCGGCGATCCGTGCTGCTTGGTGCGGTGCGGACTGGTACGGCGACGCGCAGGGGCAGCTCGATCCTCTCAAGGAAGCAAACGCGGCGAAGGTCCGTGTCGATGAAGGCTTCAGCACTCGCGAACGTGAGGCGGCTGAGCTAACCGGCATGAAATACGACCAAGTCCACGCGGTGCGAAAGCGCGAGGAGGCAATGCGTCGGGAAGACGGTCTGAGCGCGACAGCTCTGGCGCATCCTGAGTCGGAACCGGATAAGGAGGAAGAGAAAACAGATGAATAAGTTCTGGAATGTGAGGGCCGGAGGTGGAAAGGCAAGCCTGGACCTCTTTGGCTATGTGGGCGGATCGAAGGACGATCCGTGGGGAAGGGGCTTCAACGAGTCTGAGTTCCTCGATGACTTCCGAAAAATCCCGTCCGACAGCGCGCTCGATATTTCGATCAATTCGTTCGGTGGGGCTGTCTACACGGGGCTGTCCATTTATTCGCTTCTCAAGGCGCATAAGGGACCGATCACCTTCCGAATCGATGGCGCAGCAATGAGTGCTGCGACGATCATCACGAGCGTTCCGGGCGCGAAAGTCGTCATGCCGAGGGGGGCCATGATGATGATCCATAAGGTCAGCTCTGTTGCTATCGGTACGACGGACGACATGAGGAAGGCGGCTGACGACATGGAGAAGCTTGAGGAAAACCTCATCAACATCTATGTCGAAAAGACCGGTCGCACGGTTGATGAGATCAAGGAAAAGGTCAACGCCGAGACGTTCTTCACTGCTGAAGAGGCTGTGGAGTTTGGTCTGGCTGACGAGATTGATGAAACGACGGAAGTCAAGAACACGGCTTCTGGCGGCTTTGTCATGTTAAACGGCCTGAAGGCAGATTCGCGTTTCTTTGCGAATGCGCCAAAGGGCTTCATTAACGCGGAACAGCCCAAGGCATCCGCAGTTCAAAAGGAGGTTCACAAGATGAATCTAGAAACGTTGAAGGCGGAACACCCTGACTTGGTGCAGGCGATCCGCAACGAAGCTATTGCCGAAGGCGCCGAACAGGAACGCGCTCGCATTCAGGCGATTGAAGACATCGCTATCGTGGGTCATGAAGACCTTGTGAACGCTGCGAAGTTTGACGGCAAGACGACCGCCGAGGCGCTTGCTGTGCAGATTCTGAAGGCGGACAAGGCTCGCGGCGCACAAATGCTAACGGCTCGCATGAAAGATGCGAAGGCGCTTGAAGGCATCGACCCCGAAGGCAACGAGGGACTCAATCCGAAGGCCGAAGAAAAGGCAAAGCAGGACGCCGAAATGAAGGCTGTCATTGAAGCCGGTGCACGCGCTTTTGCGCGTAAGTAAAGGAGGGACACATCAATGTCTATGCAGGAAAAGTTTGAAACGACGATGGACAACCTGTTTGCCGCGTCGCAGATCATGCCGGTTGTTAACGACAGCATGACGATCAAGAAGAGCCAGGGTGTTCTCAAGCGTGGGGCGCTCCTGGACAAGGACGGCAATCTTTGCACTGTTGACTCAGGCAAGACGACCATTTCTGAGGTCTATGCCGTGCTCGCGGAGGATGTGGACACGGCTTCCTCTGACAAGAGCGCTCCCGTCTATCTCACGGGCGAGTTCAACGAAGACGCTCTGAGTTTTAAGACGGAAAACAGTGCCGCGATTGCGGACTTCAAGCCGTCTGCTCGAAAGGTCGGCATCTTCTTCAAGAAGAGCATCTAATCAGGAGGGACAACAATGGATATGTTTACTACTCGCACTATGCTCGCGATGGTCGAAGAAGGCCAAAAGAGCAATTCCACTTGGTTGCGCGATCGCTACTTCACGAATCGCCCGACCTTCCACACCCAGAAGATCGACTTCGACATCATCGGTCGCGGCGGTCGCAAGGTTGCACCGTTCGTCAACCCGAAGGTTGGCGGTGTCGTCCTGACGCGTGAAGGCTTCCGCACGGAAAGCTACGAAGCGCCGGAAGTTTCTCCGATGCGCGTGACGACGGCAGAAGACATGCTTAAGCGTCTGCCTGGTGAAACGATCTACTCTGCCAAGTCCCCGACGCAGCGCGCTGCAGAAATTCTTGGCAAGGACCTGTCCGACCTCGACGACATCATCACGCGTCGTGAAGAGGTCATGTGTGCCGAGGCTCTTTTCACTGGCAAGGTGACGGTGAAGGGCGAAGGCTACGATGAGGTGCTGAACTATTGGGCTCACCTTGAAAAGCAGGAACAGCCGAAGACCACTCTTGAAACGAAGTGGGACGCTGCTGACGCTGCAAAGATCATGGGCGATCTTCGTACGCTTCGTCGCACGATGATTCAGTCCGGCGGCTTTACGCCGCACGAGCTAATCTGTGGCTCGAAGGTGCTTGATACGATCCTCGATAAGCTCACGACTGCCAAGCAGCTCGATATGCGTCGCGTCGACATGGGTGCGATTGATCCGCAGCACTTGCCGAATGGTGTGACGTACTGGGGCTATCTCAAGGACTCCGGTCTTGACATCTACTCTTACGACGAGTGGTATGCCGACGATGCTGGCAAGGAGCAGCCGATGGTTCCCGAAAAACTCTGCATGCTCGCAAGCCCGAACGCGAAGACGATGCTTGCTTACGGTCTTGTTGCGCTGACTGGTGACGAAGCGATCAAGTTCTACGAAGGTGCTCGTGTGCCGGATTCTTGGGTGCAGCGTGCGAACCCGTCGGGTCGCATCGTGCAGATCAAGAGCCGTCCGCTGCCGATCATTCAGCAGATTCACGGCTTCCATGTCATCGAAGCTCTTTCTTAAGAGCGACAAAAACCGAATCAGGGCAGGCAATACGACCTGCCCTTTTTCGTAGGAGGGACAGAAATGAAAGTTGTTCTTTTAGAAAACATTCTCATTTCCGGCAAACGCTACACGGCAGGTGAGGAGATCGAGGTTGACGAGACGGTCGGCCTTCAGCTTCTCAAGGAAAATCTGGCGCTTGTCGGCGTGAATGAGGTCGAGGACGACCCTGTCGAAGAAGCTCCATTGCCGACGCCGGAAGCTGCTTTTGCTCCGATTCCCGAAGCAGAAGATGAGCCAGAAGTTGAAGTCAAGCAACCTGTCAAGCGTCGCACGACGAAGAAGGTGGAGGGATGAGCGCCTTCAAGGATGCTGTTGCGGCGGATGTGGGACGCGTCTTCCTAAACCTTGACGAGTTTGCCGAGGAGCACGAAATCGGTCATGAGGTCGTGCCTTGCATTCTCGACAAGATCATCACGCAGGCGAACGGCGACGATTCATACCTTGGCGTTTTTGTCAACCAGTTGACGATCTATGTCGAAGTCGGCGTGATTGAAACACCGGTTGAAGGCGAGCTTCTCAACGTCGACGGCGCGCTTCATCTTGTCAAGTCCGTCAGCAATGAGGGCGGCGTACTTGTCATCGTGACGGAGGGGAATGAGCAATGAGTAAACCGCTAGAGGTAATCGTTTCCGACGGGCAGGGGCGGAACAAGAACGCTCTTGAGAAGGCGGCCAAGTTGCTCTCGGAAGTTCCGAACGGATACGAGGCCGCCGTCAGTCGTTCGATGAATCGTGCGGCCACTGCCGGACGCTCTGCTGCGGTCTCAACGATCCGGCAGGAGTACACAATCAAGGCTTCAACGGTTCGCCGTAACTTCACCATCCATAAGGCGACGCGCTCAGACCTTGAAGCGCTGGTCACGAGTAAGGGGCCTCGCATCCCGTTGGTGAATTACAAGACTCGTCCGAAAACTGACACGACCGGCAATGCACGAAAGCCGGTGCGCGTCGCCGTCAAGGCACGGGGAGGCTTGAAGCCTTTGGGTAAGTCGTTCGTCTACCGGGGAAAGATTCTTCAGCGTTTGGATACGAGTTCGCTTCCTGTGCAGGAGGTCTACGGTCCAGCCATTCCGGTGCTGTCTGGGAATAACGAGGTCGTAGACAACGTCGAAAAGACGATGCAGGAGACCTTCCTCAAGCGTCTGGATCACGAAACCAGCTATCTCCTCGGCGGTGGGAAAACCAACAAATACACCAAACACAAGGGGTGATTCGTATGGTCGAAAACGAGCTGACCCGCGCACTTCGCGGGCTGTGTGCCGAAGCCGTGAAGAACTTCGCCTTGCCGACGAAGTCAGAACGCGGACAAGAGAAAGAGGAGCTTCGCGCTCCGCAGATCGTGAACGGGTATCTGCCGCCGAAGCGTACCGGACAGAAGGATGACTTTCCTTTTGTTCTTGTCCGAGCCGACGAAGGCTCGACAGACCAAGACTCAACCGAGGTGCGGGTTTCGATCATCGTCGGGACCTATTCGGAAGAATACGACGGGCACGAGTATTGCATGAACGTCATGTCCCGCATTCGCACGGCGCTGTGCTCCTTGCCTGGGATGGTTCTTGCTAATCGGTATCGGCTGAAGCATCCGATCAAGTGGAGCACCTATGCGGAGCAGCCCTATCCGTACTGGCAGCTCGACATGCAGACGACGTGGGACATCCGCACGCCGCAGCCAATTGATAAGGAGGAGGACTTCTGATGACTATGAAGAAACCCACAACTAAAAAGGCGCAAACCACCGAGGGAAAGGCTGTCGTTTACATCGGCCCGACTCTTGGCGGTGGTGCACTGATGCGCAATGCGGTGTTCCGTGCAGGGGAGTTTCCTCCGCACATCGTATCGATGCGCGAAAAGAGTGAGGCCCTCCGTGGGCTTTTCGTCCCGGTGTCCGAGTTGGCAACGGCACGAAAGCGCATCGGTGTTAAGGGCGACATCCTAAACGCCTATGTGCGTCAACTCAAAAATGAACTCTAAGGAGGTCATAACATGGCATACAACCACGGGGTAAAAATCTCCGAAGTGCCGACTTCTATCCTGCCGCCGGTGCAGGTGGAGGCGGCTATTCCTTTCATTGTCGGGACTGCTCCGGTCAATATGGCCGACCCGACGAACGTCAACAAGCCCGTTCTCTGCTACTCGTATGACGAGGCTGTCGCTGCCTTCGGCTACGTGCCGCCGGTCGAGGACAGTGCGAGCGGTCTGAAAAAGTACGATTTCACACTGAGTGAGGCGATTTATTCGCAGTTCGCTCTCTTTGGCGTCGCACCGATCATCGTTGTCAACGTGCTTGATCCTACGAAGCACAAGAAGACGGCGACGGCAAAGACGGTGACGCTTGACTCGAAGACCGGATCTGTAACGATTGCTGAGACCGGCATCATCCTGTCGACTCTCAAGCTTTCTCAGGACGTGACGACCTATCAGGAAGGTACGGATTTCGTCGCGACCTTTAATGATGCGGGGCATCTGGTCATCACTTCGAAGAAGGACGAGGACAACTTCAAGGTGCCGGTTGGCGCGTCGCTGACTTTGGCGGCCGAGAAGCTCGATCCGTCTGCTGTTACGAAGTCGGAAATCATCGGTGGCGTTTCCGTTGACGGTGCAAAGAGCGGCCTTGAACTCGTTGGCGAGTGCTTCCCGCGCTTCCGCCTTGTCCCTGGTCAGATCGTTGCTCCGAAGTATTCGAGCGATCCTGAAGTGGCAGCTGTGATGGCTGCCAAGGCTGTCAATATCAACGAACACTTCCGTGCGATCGCTCTTATCGACGTGCCGACCGACACCGTCGATTCATACTCGAAGGTCGCCGAATGGAAGAACAACAATAACGTTGTTGATGAGGCGCAAGTCGCATGTTGGCCGATGCTTGCCCTGTCTGGCACGGCGTACCACATGAGTACTCAGCTCATGGGCCTTATCGGCAAGGTGGACGGTGACAACGACAGCACGCCGTATGTCAGCCCGTCGAACAATAACTTCCAGATGACTTCCACGGTCCTGGCGAACGGCAAGGAAGTCTGGCTCGGGCCTGAAAACGGCGCGTATCTGAACGGCCAGGGCGTCGTGACGGCGCTCAATTTCATCGGCGGCTGGGTGTGTTGGGGCAACCGTATGGCCTGCTACCCGGGCAACACCGACGTGAAGGACTCCTTCATTCCGGTTCGACGCATGTTCAACTGGGTCGGCAACACGCTTGTGCAGACCTTCTGGCAGCGCGTTGATGCGCCCCTGAATCGTCGTCAAGTTGACACGATTGTTGACAGCGCGAACATCTGGCTCAACGGCCTCGCTGCTCGTCAGTACATCCTCGGTGGTCGCGTGGAGTTCCTTGAGAGCGAAAACTCGACGACGGACCTGATGGACGGCATCGCACGCTTCCACGTTTACGTGACGCCGCCGTCACCGAATCGCGAGATTGATTTCATTCTTGAGTACGACGCGAGCTATCTCTCGACGCTGTTTGAATAAAAGGAGGCTTGAATTATGGCAACTGGAAACAAGGTGCCCGAGCGCCTGATTAACTTCCGCGTTTACAACGACGGAAACGACTTGCTCGGCGTCGCGAATGTGGACCTCCCGTCCATTGAGGCGATGAGTGACACGGTCAGCGGAGCCGGCATTGCTGGCGAAGTTGAGAGTCCGATTCTCGGCCACTTCGGTTCGATGACTGCGACCTTCACTTGGCGCACCATCACGCCCGAACTTGCAAAGCTCGCGAACCAAAAGGCGCATGCGCTTGACTTGCGCGGATCGCAGCAGGTCTATGACGCAGCGCTCGGCGAATATTCGTCCGTTCCCGTGCGCGTTTCTCTGCGTGCGACGCCGAAGAGCGTCTCGCTCGGTTCTTTCGAAGTCGGTTCTACGACGGACAGCGAAACCGAGTTTGAGGTGATTTACATGAAGGTCCTTGTGAATGGCAAGGAACTCATCGAAATCGACAAGTACAACTTCATTGCTAAGTTTGACGGTGAAGACAAGCTCGCCAGTGTTCGAAAGGACCTGGGCTTGGCGTAAAGCACAACGCCGGGGACGGCACGTGTCGTGCCCCGGCAATCCCAACATAAAGGAGTGAATCTCATGAAGTACATCCTCTCGAAGGAATACGAGTTCGAAGGCCAGAAGTACACGGAAATCGAGATCAATCTCGACGTGCTCACAGGAAAGGACGTGTCTGCCGCAAAACGTGAGTGGACCCGCGCAGGGAACTTCTCGCCGCTGATGGCGTCCGACACTGACTTTTGTGTCTACCTTGCCGCGAAGGCAGCGAAGCAACCGATTGAGTTTATGGACGGGTTGCCCGCGAAGGACTACTGCGCGATCGGCCAGGAGGTCATGAATTTTTTGTTAGGCTGATTGGCTTTGCAGAACGGTCTGATCCCGACGACGAGGTCAAGTCTGCGGCGGTATCCATTGCGCGCGTTATGAAAGGTGGCGCGCTTGAGTGGATGCAAGAGCCGTTGATTGAGCTTGCATCATGGAACAGAACGATTACAAAGCAGCTCGAAGCAGAAGCTCGGGCGGCGAAGAAAAAATAAGGCGGGCAACCGCCTTTTTTCGTAAGGAGGTGACCTCATGTCGAAGGTTTACGACATTGCCTTCAAGATCGCGGGGAAGCTTTCCGGAGACTTCGCGAACACCTTCAAGAAAGGGCAAGAGACCGTCGCCCGCATGGGTGATTCACTCTCTACGCTGAACGCGAAAGCCGCAAAGATGGACGGTCTCGTAAAGGCACGCAAGGCTGTTGGCGAAAGCTCACGAGAGTACATCCGGGCGAAAGAAAAGGTCGCAGCACTCGGGAGAGCAATGAGTTCGACCAAGGAGCCGTCAGTCCAGATGGTCTCCGAGTTCAACAAGGCGAAAGCCGCCCTTGAAAAGTCGAAGAAGGCTCTTGATAAGAATCGATCCGCTCTGCGCGAACTTGACGGTCAGATGGGAACAACCGGCACGCACCTGAGGACGCTTGTCGAACGACAGAATGCGCTCGCGCAGTCGGCCGACAGGGCGCGTGCGGCACAGCAGAAGCTCGCGAAGATCAACGAGCGATTGAGCAAGGCTCAGGGCGTTCAGGACAAGGCCGGCGAAATGCGGTCTTCGAGCGCGGGCGCTCTAATGGGCATTGGCGCTACGGTTGCCGCAACCGCTGGTGCTCCGGTCAAGCAGGCGATGAGCTTTGAAGACCAACAGGCTGAGCTCCGAAAGTTCTCGGACGACTACAAGCAAGTCTTCGATGGCATTCAGAAGCTCTCGCTCCAATACGCGAAGAGCACTGAGGACATGACAGCGATGGCGGCGAACGCCTTCCAGTCCGGTATCGCAAAGACGGCTGACGAGGCCTTGAAGCTCGTTGAGATTCAGAACCAAATGGCCATCGCATTCGATATGACGGGGGATGAGGTCGGTGCTGCATACGCGGACATCCAGTCCAAGATGGGCATCAACATCGAGCAGAGCAAGGCAATGTTCGACATCGTCAACCAGATCGGCAATACCACGAGTGCGTCGGCAAAGGACGTCGTCGAGGTGCTTGCTCGATCCGGTGGTGCTCTGAAGGGCTTGACCGCGATGAACGAGAAGCAGATTGCTGCATTGGCCGGGTCTTTCCGATCCGCGTCTGTGTCGTCAGAAGTCGCTTCGACCTCGATGATGTCATTCATCAACGCTTTGTCGTCCGGTGAAGGCGCCACGAAGGGACAGAAGAAAGCCATGGAAGAGCTCGGCATCGACGCAGGCAAGATGGCGCACATGATGACGTCGAACTCTGAAAACGCTCAAAAGGCGATTCAGGACGTTTTCAAGCGCATCAACGGCTTGCGAGAAGACCAGAAGTCCTCGATCATTGGCGCTCTATTCGGTAACGAAGCGGGCGTGAAGTCTGCGGTGGCAACGCTTGCCAAGCAGGGCGACCTGCTTGCAGGAAACTTTGCGATGATTTCCGATCCGGCTCAGTATGCCGGTTCGATGCTGAAGGAATTCCAGTCCAGGGCTGACACGACCTCGAATTCCCTGCAGATTGCAGGTAACGCGGTCAAGCTAGTCGCCGGCGGGATCGGGACGGCTCTTCTTCCAGCTGTTCGAAAGTCGGCGGAAGCCTTCGTGAAAAATAGCGAGGGCGTCATCAAGTGGGTGAGTGAAAATCAGTCGCTAATTCTGACGGCCATGAAGGTCGGTGGCGCGATCCTCGGCTCTGTGGCTGCCTTTCATGCGTTACGCCTTGTCTTCGCGCTTTTGGCGAGCCCCGTCATCTCAATGTACAAGGGCTTCCTGAACATCCAGAAGGCCATCACCTTGATGCGAAACAGCACGATGCTCGCGACAGCGGCCTCGAAGGCGCAGGCCATTGCGCTCGGCACGTGGAAACTCGTCGTCACGGCTGCGACCACGGCTGCGAAGTTGATGCGCGGTGCGATGGTCTTGCTGAATGGGGCCATGCGGGCGAACCCGGTCGGGATCGTCATCACGGCTTTCACGTTGCTCGTCGGCGCAGGGCTCGCGGTCTACAAGAATTGGGACACCATCAAAGCGAAGGCGGTTGAGCTCTGGAGCGCGTTCTCGTCGAACTTTCCGAACATCGCTTCGGTCGTGAAGGCGAACTTTGCGATCGTTGCCGACATTGCGAAGAACGTCTGGGGCGTCTTCTCGAACCTCATTGGGTTTGTGAAGAACGTTTTCACCGGGCAGTGGTCTGCCGCATGGGAGAACGTGAAGGGCATCTTCTCGAATGCTTTCAAGGCCCTTGTTGGACTCGCAAAGGCGCCGATCAACAACGTCATCAACCTTGTGAACGGCGCGATTGGAGCCATCAACGGCATCAGCGTGGACATTCCTGACTGGGTGCCGAAGTTCGGTGGGCAGACCTTCGGCGTCAACCTGCCGAAGATTCCACAGCTTGCCGAGGGCGGCATTGCGACGCGCTCGACGCTCGCGAACATCGGCGAAGGCGGAGAACCCGAGGCGGTCATTCCACTCTCGAAACTCTCCTCGATGCTCGGTGCGGGCGTTGGGGCAGGTGGCGGCATCACCGTCAATTTCGCTCCCGTCATCAACGTGTCGGGCGGCTCTGGCGACGCTTATGAAGGCGTGAAGCGCGGCCTTGATGAAGGTCGCCGACAGCTTGAAAAGGACCTGCGCCGTCTTTGGGCGGATCAGCAGCGTCTATCTTTTGCTTAAAGGAGGCGGCAACGTGAAAACGTATGAGACCCGCGCGATGGACACCTGGGACATCATCGCCAAACGAGTCTATGGCTCCGAAGCGTTGATGGATCAGTTGATCCGCGCAAACCTACAGCACCGGAAGACGGCGTTCTTCAGTGCGGGCGTCGTGCTCAATGTGCCGGACATTGACACTGACTCGATGGAGTTTGCTGAGAACCTGCCGCCTTGGAAACGTCAGGAGGGGACGCGATGAGCGGACCTATCCAGACCTATTTGAGGCTCCTCTTCACCGAAGCCAGCAAGTCGGTGTCGGAGGACATTCTGCCGGATCTGCTCTCTTTCACGTACGACGACAAAGAGACAAATGAGGCTGACGAAATCAGCATCACTTTGAAGGACCCGACGGGAAAGTGGGCGAGCAAGTGGAAGCCGGACGGCGGTGAAGTCGTCCGAGCTTACATCGCATCCGGGACGGTTGATGGGAAGAAAGGGCGCGAGCTTTTCTGCGGAAAGTTCTTCGTCGATTCGCTCCGCACCAGTGGCTCGCCTCGTGTCTTCGAGATGCGCGCAGTGTCGATCCCGATGAACACGCCGATCCGACGCAAGATGATCACGAAGGCTTGGGAGAAAAAGACGCTCAAGGGCATCGCTCAGGAGATCGCGGCGGCCGCGAAAGTCAAGCTCCTCTTTGATTCTAAGGAGAACCCGAGCTACGACCGACAAGATCAGAAGGCTGAAAGCAACTTGAAGTTCCTCTCGCGCCTATGTGAAGACGCCGGGCTTTCGATCAAGGTGACAGATTCGCAGATCGTGATCTTCGACCAGGCGTCATACGAGAAGAAAAAGCCCGTCAAAACGCTCACGCTTGGCGTTTCGGACATTCTCTCGTGGGACTTCGAGTCGCAACAGTCTGAGACGTACAAGAGCTGCACGATCTCGTACAGAAACCCGAAGGAAAAGAAAAAATCCTCGGCTGGCCGCTACACGTCGGACGAGTACGACATCGATGCTGTGCCTGGCAAAAAGAACCCGGCCGTCATGACCTACACCTATGTAGATCCTGACGTCGAGGACAACGGGCAGGAATACCAGATCAAGAAGCGTGCGACATCAATCAACGAGGCGATGCGAATCGCGAAGGCCACGCTGCGCAAGCTCAATCTTCGGAAGATGACAGGCAGCCTTTCTCTTGTCGGTGACACGTCCCTTGTGGCGGGTGTCGTCATCAAGCTCAAGGGATTCGGAAGTTTCGACGGCGGTTTCATAATCGAGAGCGCTTCGCACAGCGTCAGCACTAGCGGCTACGTGACGAGCCTTTCGGTTCGCCGCGTCAACAACAACTACTGAGGAGGTGCGGCATGAACCTATTTGACATGCCAGAGGGGGTGCCGAGCCTCATCAAGATTGGTGAAATCTCGAGCATCGACCCTGCGAAATGCACAGCCCGCGTGGTCTTCGACGACGAGGATAGCATCGTGAGCTTCGACCTCCCCGTTCTTCAGCGCAACTCGCTCAAGAATCACGACTACGCCATGCCCGACGTCGGCGAGGACGCCATCGTGCTCTTCTTCGGCGAGGGGCAGGAAGACGGCGTCATTCTCGGTTCGATCTACGCGGGAGAGGTGACGCCTCCGGAATCGACGGAAAACCGCCGCACGGTAGTTTTCGACGACGACACGCGCGTTTGCTACGACCGAGCGGAGCACAAGCTCACCGTCACGATTGAAGGCACGGAGGTTGTGTTCAATAGACAGGATGGCTCTATCACGGTGCCGAATGCGGTGACGATCAACTGCACAACTGCGACGGTCAATGCGTCGTCGAGCGTCACGCTTGACACGCCGAAAACGGACATTACTGGTGTGCTGAACGTCACTGGACTCATTACAGGGAAGGGCGGCCTCGCTGTTAGCGGTGGAGGCGGTGCGGCCGTAACGGTGTCCGGAAACATGAATCTGGAAGGCCAGATCGATGCGTCGAGCGATGTGGTCGCAGGCGGCATCAGTCTGATGAACCACAAACACCAAGAACAAGGCGACGGCTCTCCGACGAGTCCGCCGCTGTAAGGAGGCGATGAAATGGGCCTTGGTTTTAGCTTAACCGGACTGTTTGGAAAGGTCCCGTTCGTCAGCAGCAGCGCTGTCGTTTACACCTTCAAGGACCTGTCTGTCTCGCGCAGCGCAAGATGGGCGACGCACGAGATCATCGGTAAGAAGCCGAAGCTTGAGTACATCGGACCAGGGCTCACGGAGGTCAGCTTCAATATTCAGCTGAACTCCTCGCTCGGGACGCCGCCTCTGGTGGCACTCATCATGCTCAAGAAAATGCTCGAAAAGAAGCAGCCGGAACGCTTGCTCATCGGGCCGGACTACCTTGGAAAGTTCGTCATTGAGTCGATTGGTGAGGAGCGCAAGTATCACAACAACTTTGGCATCTGCGTGTCGGCAGAGGTCAGCATCACCTTGAAGGAGGCGGCGTAAATGGCTCAATACACAGTAACGCTATCAAGTCAAGTTGACTTCGCGCCGTCGGACGAGGTGCGAGAGATTCTGCAGAACGTGCGGACGATCCTCAGCACGCGTAAGGGCTCCGTTCCTCTGGACCGAGACTTCGGGCTGACGTGGGCGCATATCGACAAACCAATGCCGGTTGCAAAGATGCTGATGCGGTCTGAGGTGATTGACGCGATTGAGGAGTACGAGCCAAGAGCAACGGTCGTGTCTGTCGACTTTGACGAGGACACTGCGAGCGCAATGGACGGCATTTTGAAACCGCGCGTTGTTGTGCAAATCGGAGAGGAGGAATAAGACATGGCTGAAACAATTCCCCGTTGGCACTTGCCGGCGGTTGAATTCCTTGAAACGGACGCCGAGACCATCAAGGCCGAGATTATCACTGGGTACGAACAAGCAAGTGGGCGAACCCTCGCGGCGGGTGACCCGGTTCGACTCTACCTTTTGAGTCTCGCTGCCGTCATCATTCAGCAGCGAACAGCTGTGAATCTTGCAGCCCAGCAGAACTTGCTTTCATACGCGCAGGACGGCTATCTCGACGCGCTCGGCACGCTTTTGAGCGTTACGCGCCTTTCTGAAAGCAAGGCCGTCACGACGATCAAATTCACGCTTTCGCAGGCTCTGGCGACGGTCTACACGATCCCTGCAGGAACCGAGGTGACGAACGGGGTTGTGACATTCGCGACGGACCATGAACTCAATATTGAGAAAGGTAAGCTCGAAGGGAGCGTCACGGCATCCTGCACCGTTGCAGGGACGGTCGGCAACGACTACCTTGCCGGTCAGGTCAACACCATCGTCAAGCCAATGACGTTCGTAGCGAAAGCCGAGAACACAACCATCACGACAGGCGGCTCTGAAGCGGAAAGTGACGAGTCCCTTGCCGAGCGCATTCGACTCGCACCGAACGGCTTCTCTGTTGCGGGGCCTGAGAAGGCGTACGTTTATCACGCGAAGAGCGTGTCGAGCTCCGTGCTTGACGTTTCCGTTACCTCCCCGACACCGGGCGAGGTCGATGTCTATGTGCTTCTTGCGGGCGGCGAATTGCCTTCCAAAGAAACGCTTGAGCAGATCGATGCGTACTTGAGTGATGAAACGCGTCGACCTCTCACGGACTTCGTTCAGGTGCTTGCGCCGAAGGCCGTGAATTACGAGCTTGAGATTCACTACTGGATCAGTCGCGAGGACAGTTCGCGCGCCGAGCAGATCAAATCTGATGTCGAAAGGGCGGTCGAAAAATACCGCGTGTGGCAGCAAGGAAAAATCGGTCGCGACATTCTCCCTGCAAGGCTCATTCAGTACGTCATGCAGGCGGGAGCTTCGCGCATCGACAACCCGACGATGAAGCCAGTTGACTTCCAGAAGCTCGAAAGCGACCAGGTCGCCCAATGCACTGGCGTGAAGATCGTTTACGAGGGCTACAAGGATGAGTAAGGGGCTCGCGGACGTAAGGCTGAGCGACTTACTTCCGGACTCAATTGCTCAAGACGACAACGTCAAGCACAGCGCGACGGCGCTTGACAAGCAGTTGCTCGATATGACGGCGGCGGTTGATCTTCCGTCGATCTACGTCAGCATTGACAAACTCACGAGCACGCAGCTCGACCATGTCGCCTACGGGTGGGATGCGAGCGTCTGGCGCGATTCGTGGCCCGTTGCTTTGAAGCGCAGCGTCTTGAAAAACGTTGTGCGCGAAAAGCGCAAGAAAGGCACGCTTCGTGCTGTCAAGGATGCCGTTTCTTCGATCGGTTCGGCTGCGACCATCAAAGAGTGGTGGCAGCAGGAGCCGAAGGGAACGCCCCACACTTTCGAGATTCAGGCGACGCTTGGAAACATCGACGGCACGCTTGATGCCGAAATGCAGGAGGACCTTTTCGCGCTCGTCGACGACGCGAAACCGGTCCGTTCGCACTACACATTCGTACTCGTTCGTCAGCTGGATGGCGAGCTCGGGATCGACGGCTATCTGCGCCCGGTAGCTTACGCGCGTATTCGCTCTGAAGAAATTGTCAGCCGTGACATCGATGCGGCAGTCGGCATTTTCGTCGGGGCACGACCTATCGCGATGCGCTCGCTCGTCGGGCTTGCAAAATAAGGAGGGATTCCTATGGACATCGTTTTGACGACGGCAGGTATTCAGGCCGTCATCAACGCAAAAGAGACCGGGACGAACGCCGTCACGATTTCGGAAATCGGCGTCGGCACCGGCAAATACACTCCAACCAAGGAGCAGACACAACTACAAGCTCAAGTCAAGCGCATGCCGATCCTCGAAGGTGGGCAAGCAGGCGACAACGCGATTCACGTCGCGTGCAAGGATGACGGCCCGGGCTCGTATGAAGTGTTCGAGTTCGGGCTTTTCCTTTCTGATGGGACGCTTTTCGCGGTCTACTCGCAGAACGTACCGATCATTGAGAAGCAGGAGAAGAGCAATCTTCTGCTTGCTATCGACATGAAGCTCGAAGGCGTGAATGCCGGGAACATAACTTTCGGAGACGTGTCTTTCTCTTTCACTGCGGCAACGGCCGTGAATGCGGGGATCGTTGAGCTTGCTACTGACGAAGAAACGCAGGCAGGGACCGATACGCAGCGAGCTGTGACGCCCGCCGGTCTGAAGAGCTTGACTTCCACTGCAGAACGTGCGGGTCTCATCCGAACAGCAACGGAAGCCGAAGCGAAGGCGGGAACGGAAGGCGCGGCTGCTCTCACGCCTGCGACCATGAAAGGCGCAGCTGCTTCCGAAGCGGAAACGATTGAAGGGAAATCCGGGACGCTCTATGTGACGCCGCTCGGGCTTCGAGGCTTGAGGGCGACGACTGGCCGAAACGGTCTCGTCGAACTGGCGACCGAGACAGAAACAAAAGCAGGTACGGACAAAGAACGCGCCGTTACTCCTGCGGGCTTAAAGGCTGTCGTCGATGAGGCGACCCCGGACGCAAGTGAAGCCGCCAAGGGGCTGATTCAGATTGCTTCTGCGGTTGAAGCTACGGCCGGAACAGACGCTCTGAAGGCAATGACGCCCGCGACAGGAAAGGCTGCGCTCGATGCGCGAATTGCTACGGTTGAAGAGGCGAAGGTTGGCACGTCGACGACGAAGCTCATCACGCCAGCAACTCTGAAAGCCGTTGTTGATGCGGCTGTGGCTGCTGCTCTGGCGAAACAAGGAGGTGCCGAATAATGGCCAACACAATTTTGATCACTGATGCCGGTCTGGCAGAGGTCGTCAACGCCGAGCAGTCTGGTACCGCGCCCGTCGTCATCACCGAGGTGGGATACGGCACGGGGCAATACACGCCAACGAACGACCAGACGGCCTTGAAGGAAGAGTTCAAGCGTCTGACGACCATCGCAGGAGGTGCGGTTGGAGACAACGTCATCCACCTTGCGGCTCGTGACGATTCGACTGAGGCCTACACGGTCTATGAGGTCGGTCTCTACACGGCGAGCGGAACCCTTTTCGCGGTTTGCTCGCAGACGGTTCCGATCATCCAGAAGGCTTCACAGTCGCAGGCTCTGCTCGCGATTGATCTTGCGGTGACGGACTTCTCTGCGGATTCTATCGCTTTCGGCGATACGAACTTCTTGAACCCGCCCGCAACGACAACGACTCTCGGCGTTGTCGAGCTTGCGACGAATGAAGAAACGATCGCGGGAACAGATGGAACGCGTGCCGTCACGCCGAATAGTCTCAGCGCTCGAACAGCGACGGAAAGCCGCACCGGTTTGATCCGCATCGCCGTTCCGGCTGAAGTGCTTTCAGGAAAGGACAACACGAAGGCTGTGACGCCGTTTGGGTTGCTGTCTGCCTTTTTGAAGAATCATGGCGACAGCGGCTTTCAGAAGTTGCCGAATGGTTTGATCGTGCAATGGGGCAAGGCTTCAATTGCTGCCGATGGCTCTACCGTTGTTGCCTTCCCGGTTGCTTTTCCGACGAGCGCTGTTTTCGCAAATGCAACGCCTACCGGTGAGGTCGTGGCGGACTTCGTTGCCACAGGCTTGACGAAGGGGAACGCGACCTTCAAGCACAACGCAAACGGTAAAGTCCCGGCGCTTTGGATGGCACTCGGATTCTGAAAGGAGAGGACAGAATGGCTTACTTCTACAGCGCGTCTCAACGCGCTTTTTACTGCACGGAGATTGTGTCGGTGGATGTCATGCCCGCCGACAAGGTGGCGGTTTCAGACGAGGTATACAAGAGCCTCATGGCCGCACAGAATGCGGGGAAGTTGATCCGTCCGGGTGCGGGCGGAGCTCCTGAAGCCGTCGACCAGACGGGCGCTGTCGCAACTGGCATCGTCCACGAGCTGACGGCTGCAACTGCTGACAAGCTGGGGCACATCAAGATCGGCAAGAACGTCGACGTTGAGGTTGACGGAACGATCTCTGTCAATCTCTCGAAGGACATTGGCGATCGAAGGGACCGCGCTCCTGAAAAGCCCGATTACGGCCTGAGTTGAAGGAGGTGGAAACATGGCAGCGGTCAAAAATTTCACGCTCGATCAAGGCTCCGATAAGACGGTGTCCTTCATCCTGAGCGACAAGAACGGTCCGCTTGACCTGACAGGATATTCAGCCGCCATGCAGTTGCGCAGGTACGCATTCAGCGAGGAAGCAATTGACACGCTGACGACGTGTAATGGTCGTCTTCTGCTCGATGAATCGGCGGGAAAGGTCACAGCGAAATTCAAACATGAAAACACAGAAGGGTACCCGGGTGACACGGTGCTGTACGACTTGGAGCTTCAGTCTCCGGACGGCGAAATCACGCGGGTCGTTGAGGGAAAAATCAAGGTCTCCCCGGAGGTGACTCGTGTTAAATGCGCGCGCAAGGCGTGAGCTCGCAATTACTGCGCAAATCACGCCAGAAGAAGAAATTCAAGTCGATGCTCAATGTCAGGACATCGTTCCCAAGGTCGTTACCGTTGAGGTCCCTGGCATTCAGGGGCCGCCGGGGAAGGATGGTGCGCCAGGCAAGGACGGAGAGGACGGTCAGGATGGCACCTCTTTTGTCGAACGCATCGACAACTCTTTCATTGACAATCTTTTTTAATCGTAAAGGGAGTGAGAAAAATGAGTGCTTTGAATGCTTTTTTAGACAAGCAAGGTTTGACTCATTACGACAGCAAATTGAAGACGGTCGTTGCCGGGCAGATGACGATCGAGGGGCGCACGATCACGCTGAAGAGCGTCTCTGGTGCAACTCTCGCAACGGTGACGATGCCGCAGACGATCTATGAGCTTGCAACGGCTCAGAAAGACGGTCTGATGAGCAAGGAAGACTTCGCCAAGTTGCAAGGTATCGCGGCTCAGGCTACGAAGGTCGAAAACTCTGAAACGAACGGGAACATCCAGATCAATGACGTTGAGACGCCCGTTTATGTCCATCCGACCGTGACGGCAGGCGCTCTTGCGGCGGGTCTCTACAAAATCACGACCGACGGTAACGGGCACGTCACTCTCGGGACGAAGGTCGTCAAGGGTGACATTACGGCTCTTGGTATCCCGGCGCAGGACACGACGTATGGTCCGGCCACGGCTGATGCTGCGGGTCTGATGTCTGCTGCCGACTTCACGAAGCTGCAAGGAGTCGCTGTGGGCGCACAAGTGAACGTACTCGAAAAGGTGAGCGTCAACGGCGGCGCTCTGCCGATCACAACTAAGGGCGTCAATATCGATCTCACGCCGTACGCGCTGAAAACGGACATTGCGAGCGCTGTGAACTACAAGGGTTCCGTCGAAAACTATGCGGCGTTGCCGACCAAGGATGTGAAAGCCGGCGATATGTACAACGTCGAGACTGCCGATCCTGCTCATCAGATCGACGCCGGGATGAATGTCGTTTGGAATGGCGCGAGTTGGGACCCGATGGCTCCGATGATCACGATGACTGGCATTACGAACGAAGAGATCGACGCCCTCTTTGCATAAGGGGGCATTCCGATGGCTAACTCTTTTCTTGATTTGATAGGGCTGGCTCACTTCAAAGAGAAGCAGAGTCAGCAAATTAGCAAAGAGTTCGCAAAGAAGTCCGAGGTCGTCACAAAGGCTGAGGCTTCGGACTTCGCGAAACACAAGACGTGCAGCGCGATTCGAGATCGCTCTACGTCAAAGCCTGACTACGGGCTGAATACAAAGGAGGGGGCTAAATAATGGCTCTGAAAGAACAGGACATCGTCTTTACGACGACGGATGAGGCGGGTAACCCCGTCATTCAGTTTCCGATTACGCGCGTCGAAAATGTCGAAGACGCCGTGCGTACTGTGAACAAGAAGAAGCCTGACAGCAATGGCGACATTCAGATCGATGTCGACATGAGTCATCTGGCGACAAAAGATGAGCTGACGAAGGGCTTGGCGAATAAGCGAGATCACACGATCCAGATCGCCAACGCGGACCTGAACACGCTGCTTGAGGACAAAACATGGGCCTGCAGTGGGACGCTGAAAAATACACCGATCGCTTGCACCTTCTGCATCGTGCAGGCTTATGACACGGGTGCTCCTGTCAGCGGGAACATCGTGCAGGTCTGCTACGTCCCGAACCTAACCGACAACACGGTCCGCACCTTCTGGCGCAACTGCAATAATGGGGTGACCTTCGGAAAGTGGAGCGAGTCTGGCGCGGTGAAGACGGTGAATAGCATCGCGCCTGACGCATCCGGCGAAGTGACGCTTCCGAACGCTACGACGAGCAAGGCCGGTCTCGTGCGCCTTGCTGCTGAAGAGGACGTTTTGAATGAAGCTCCCCAGACGGCGGTCTGCACTCAGCTGATCTACGAAATCAACGAGTTCAGACGCAAGTCAACGGCGTACCAAGTCGGCGACAAGGTGGACTGCGCCTTCCAGTACGAGCGCTTCCTCGAATGCACGAAGGCGGGGAAGACGAGCGCGGAGCTGCTTGATACGCGAAATGTCACGCATGGTCAGGTCATTGCGGACGGCATGGTTGAATGGACCGTTCGTACCCATGTTCGAAGCGTGAATGGGAACGTCGCCGGCGCGGACGGCAATGTGCTCGTCGATGTTGGGGCGAAGACGGTAAACGGAAATACTCCTGATTCGAACGGAAATGTTTCGGTCGACGTTGGAGCAAAAACCGTCGAAGGAAAGGCTCCTGACAGCAAAGGGAACGTTTATCTCGGGCTTCATGCTGTAGCGACCTCTGGGAACTACAACGACTTGTCGAATAAGCCGAATATTCCTCCTGCGACACGAATGATGCCTAACTATGGATCGTTCGTTCAAATTACAAAAGGGGATTTCACTCCGGTTGAAGACGGATGGCTGAGGCTCGAAAATATGAATAGCGGTGACTATACGGGCGGTAAAGTCATACACAAAGCCAGCGGTGCAAAACTTTTTGAGTTCTACCAAAACAGATATCCTGGGACGGCTACAGGAATTCTTCCTGTACGGGCTGGAGAAACATATACCGTTTCAAACGTAGGCAATGTCTATTTCCATCCAATGAGGTGAAGTTATGATCCACAGACACAAGATTCAAAATGAGGACACCAAGGAAGTGCTTATTGCCGTAGGAAAATCCGTTGGGCTTTTCGAGGCAATGGGCTATACGGAAGTCGGAGAAGTGGAGCAAGCCTACGATGGACGCTATTACGTCGCGGGCTATGCGCCAAAGATTCCGGCTGAAGAGTTGGAGGCGCGGCGTCTCGCAGAAGCAAAGCGCATTCGAGCAGAGCAAGTTGGCACAATCATCGTCGAGGTCGACGGAATGCCCTTTGATGGTGGAGAGCATGCTCAAGCGAGAATGGCGAACGCCATTAAGGCGTCTGAAATTCTGGGTCGCTCGTCCGTCATTTGGGTGTTGGCGAACGACGAAGTCGCGAACGTCACGGTCGAGCAGCTGAAAGAGGCGTTTGCAAAGTCCGTAGTGACAATGGGTGAGTTCTGGCCAAGGCCTTACGAGAGGGCATAACGGCGTCAACTCCCAAGAAATTTGACACCTCCGCCCGCAGGCGGTAGACCGATCATCAATCTTGCGTAAGCGTCAGGGTTCTTTTCTTGCGGAACATCGTCGAAAGGCGATAGCTGCCAGACTTGAACCCACGGAGTAAACGCACTTTTACGCTCGTCGGCAGCTGTCTGCGGTTGGTTCGGTCCCCGATGTCCGACGGGGCGTAGAGCGTTGTAGCGCAAGCCGAAAGCAGTCTATGCGGAGGAAAACGCTTCGCGAAGTCGGAGTAAGGGCAGAACAGCCAGTCGTCGACGGGGGCCGGTATCGGCATATAGGTAGCGAGTGCGTAGGCAGCGGCTTCGCGATGAATCAGGTACGCCAGGCAGCCAAGCGGTGTTGGCCGGATGATCCGAAACAATTCCGTGTCGTGAACTGGATAGCTCTCTCCGACAGTGAACGTTTGACGGGATCCGTGGAGCTGGATGACGCGGACTCCTTGAGGGATCCAATCGGAAGACGCGGCGAACAGCTTGAAGCGGGGCGATAGGACGATGTCGTCCTCCATGATCAAGCCCCATTCGCAGTTGCTTTTTACGAGCTTTTCCCAACAGGTCGCATGCGATAGGAAGCACGCAATCTCAGTTGGCCACAGCGCTTTTCTGAAGACGAATTTCTCGGGGGCGTCGTAGGGGGCCTCTAGCCGGGAGAGTTCCTCCGGGCTCAATTTACGACCGTCTCTGGCGGGGATGCGTTGGAAGGAGAGGCCTTGCGCGGAAAGTTGTTTTGAAATCGATTCAAGACGCTCTGGCGAGCGATCGAGATTAATCACCAAACGGAGAATATTGGTCGGGGGGGGGGTAACATCTTGAAACATGTTTGATA